GCTAAGGCTCGTGCCGAAGCTACTGCCAGGAATGCTCGTAATTATCGTAAGCGGTATAAGGCGGATCAGAAGGCTTTGGCTTTGGCTAAGTTGCCTGATAAGCCTGTGCAGTTGGCGGGACGCCCTTCTAAGGCGTCCCTCCAGGATGCCCGTCGTAAGTTGAATGATAATCAGTTGGCGTATGCTGTTTGGTTGTCGTTTCCTCCGGAGTTTCGGATTCCGAAGACGCAGCAGTTGTTTGCTGCGTCGATCAATGTGTCTGAGAATACGTTGATTCGTTGGAAGACGTTGCCTGATGTGATTATGGCTTCTAGGTGGTTGGCTATTCAGCAGGCTGGTGATGTTGGGCGTGTTTCTGAGGTTTTGGATTTTTTGCATGAGACTGCTATGAATCATGCTGTTGGTACCGGTTTCCGTTTGTCTGCTGCTAGGGAGTGGTTGAAGGCGGTTGGTGTTGGTGATGCTTTCCGGTATGACAATAAGCTTCTTGTTGCTGTGCAGGAGGAGGAGTATGATTTGGACAGTTTGTCGGATGACGAGTTGTATGAGCTTTATGAGGCCCGTCAGCGGGCGATGATGGAAGGTAGAAATGACGAAGCCGAAGCCGCCGATTCCGACATCTGCGAGGCCGAGATTGTCGATCAATCCGGCGAAGAGGTTGTCGGATCAGGATCTTGAGCGTGAGATCCAGTTTCGGACTTGGTTTCCGAAGGATGTCGAGTTTAAACCTGATGGGCTTACTGACGCAGAGGTCGATAGACTTCTCCAGGCCTTTGTTGCGTTCTGTCACGACTGCCTGCATATTAAGGTTCCGGGAAAGCGTTTGCCGTTCGTGTTGCGTGAGGCGCAGCTTTCAACTGTACGGGACTGGATTGCTAATCGTAACGCCATCTGTCTTAAGGCCCGACAGATCGGTTTCTCTACCCTTATTGCGGCGTTTGCCCTCTGGTGTGTTCTTGGCGGATCAGAGCGGCAAATCTACCTTCTCTCTAAGGGGCAGCGAGAGGCTCGTAGTCTTCTAGCAAAAGCTAGGTATGCGTGGCGGTCTTGTCCCCAGTGGGTCAAGGACCGCCCTGGTACTCCGAAGTTGATTGACCGTACTGTTGAGAAAATGACGTTTGATAATGATTCTTTCCTTTTGTCTGCCCCGTCTGCGTCGGATCCGATTCGAGGTGAGACAGCTTGGCTTGCTGTTGTGGATGAGTGGGCTTCCCTTAACGATCAGGAGGGTGCGTGGGCGGCTATTGAGCCGACTGCTGATGTGGGAGGTCGTATCATCGGGTTGTCCACCGCTAAGGGTGAGGGCGATTTCTTTCATCGTTTGTGGGTTGGGGCCGAAACGGGTAACAATTCGTTTAAGCCAATCTTCCATTCGTGGCGTGCTGTCCCTGAGCGTGATGAGGCGTGGTATGCCCGTAAGTGTGCTGAGAACGAGAAGTGGTTTGTTTCGCAGGAATATCCAAGCAATCCTGAGGAAGCCTTCCTCGGGTCTGGTAATCCATTTTTCGATTTAGATTTGATTGCTAAGATGGTTGAGACCGATCCTTTGGGGATCGGTCATGTCGAGTTTGTTGACGGGGTTGCTAATGTCACACCAAGCGATTATGGTGAATACCGATGGTGGAGACCCAAAAGTGATTCCTTGGCCTATGCCATTGGAGCGGACGTTGCGATGGGTCTTCATGGTGGTGACTGGTCGGTCGCCTACGTTTTCGAAGCTAAATCTCGAAAATTGGTGGGTCAATACCGAAGTCGTTGTCACCCCGAGTATTTCGGGGAACAAATATTGGCTGGACTTGGGCGATTCTACAACGATGCCATTATTGCTCCAGAAGTCAACAACCACGGGCTTACCACTCTTACCGCTCTCCGGAACACTGACTATCCAAACGTTTATCGGCGACGGACGGTAGCGAAACGGCAGACTGTTCCGTTGGATACGGTCGGGTTTATGACCACGAGTGCTACGAAGCCCCGCATTTTGGATGCGGTGGCTGCGTGGATTCGTGATGGCGGGCAGGCGTTTGATCGGGCCACAATTGGCGAGTTGAAAACGTTTGTGCGTGACGTGTCGGGGAATCATGTGTCGTTGCATGGTTCGCCACATGATGACTGTGTGATGGCGTTGGCGTTGACTTTGGAGGCCTGTTTGTATGCGGGTGAGAACAATCTTTTGGAGGTTGCCCCGAAGGAAGAGGGGACGATCAAATGGTTTGAGGAGCAGTTGAAGAAGAATGTTCAACCGAAACGGTTGTCGCCTGTTAGGTGACTTTGCCGCACTTTTTGCTTTATAGTATGAAGTCACAGGTTTTGTTTGAATGTGATACATGTGCCGGGAGTTATCCGGCCTCCAAGTTTAATCTGGAGTGTCCGAATCCTGAAACATGTTTCCGTTGCCGTGTCCAGGGCACCCAGTTCGGATATGGCGGCTATCGCCAGCAGTTTCATGAGGGCACGAATGCTGAGCGGACAAGAAATATTGTTGCCGAGGCCCGCTCTCAGGGGCATGATCCTGTGCCGGTCCATACCGCAGGCGGGCATGGACCGTCTGCACGGCAAATGAGTCAACTTTCGGAGCATTTGAAAGCACAAAAAGTGTCCCCAGCACTGTAAAGGTGCATTCAGCACTGTAAATTGGGGTGGTGGCGGGGTTACGTCGGGCATTTTGACGGTTTTTAAGGGGCATACATGAGTGTGGATACGCAAGATAACTATGCGGCGCTAAATAATCAGGCTGAAATGTCTGATTCTGGGGACAAGCCGACTGTGAAATGGCCGCTCGGTAACATTCGGGCCAAAATTGACCAGGCTAAGAAGAAGCGTGAGCAGGATTCTTGGGATTCCCGGTGGGAAGAGTTCATTCAAATCTACTCTAACCAGTATCCGTACACCGAATTGTCTGATTATGAAGACATTGTGGTCCCAAACATGGTGTTTTCGACGGTGAACGTTATTGAACCGTCGATTGCCGTCAATAATCCGAAAATTTCTGTTATTGCGGAACGCAAACAGGACGAAGAGAAGGCCCCAGTGATTGAGGCGGTCGCCAATCATTGGTGGCGTGCCCATGATGTGCAACCGGAGATGCGTAAAGCGGTCAAAGATTTCGTTATCATCGGCCACGGCTGGATGAAGGTCGGTTGGAATGCTGAAACCGGTGAGGTTGATGTCCCGGATTGGGAGTATGAGGCTGGGATCGCCGATCTTTTGGAAAAGAAGGCTCGTGCTATCGAGTTGGATCCGGAAATTGAAGCCGATTTCGATGACGATGACACAATCATCGCATCGGTGCCAACCACTGTTGTAAAATTGGTCAAGGATCATCCGACAGCACGCCGTGTTTCGCCGTTCGACATGTTTGTTGACCCTGATGCAACTACTGAAAAAGACCTGAGGTGGATTGCTCAGCGTTCTTTGGTTCCGATTGAGGTTGCGTTGGCGAACGAGGATTACGATCCGGCTGTTCGCAACAAGCTTCAGGCCACGTCTAAGAGTTCGGCTCGTGATAACGTCGATGTTGACTCCAATGCGTCGGATGACGACGATTTCTGTGAAATCTGGGAGTTTTACAACCTGTTGGATAACACGGTTTGTACTTTTTCGTGGGACACGAAGGGTTATCTGATTAAGCCTACTAAGTCGCCGTTTAAGCATGGGCATCCGTTTGTGTTCATGCCTAACTTTGAAGTTCCAGAGCGGTTCTTCCCGGTCGGTGATGTTGAAACGATTTTTCCCCTACAGCTAGAGCTTGGCTCGGTCCGGTCAGCCCAGATTGCTGACCGTAAGCGGGGTCGTCGTATCACTTTGTACCGGGAAGCCGCTTTGGGTCATCAGGGTGTGGAAGATTTGCGTGCCGGTAAGGACAACGTGATGATTCCGGTCCTGAAAGATTTGCCGTTCCAGGATGTGTTCGCTCAAATCCCGGCGTTGGGTTTGCCACCCGAGTGGTATAATGCGGACTCGAAGGCCATGTCTGATATGGATTTGGTTTCCGGTGTGTCCGAGTATGCTCGTGGCGGCCAGTCTGAGGTTCGTCGGACGGCTACCGAGGTTGGCGTCATTCAGGATGCCGCCAACGCCAAGTCTGCTGATAAGCTTGATAAGGTTTATCATTATATGGCGAATGTTGCTGAGCGGATGATTCTGTTGGGCCAGGAGTTTCTGGAAATGGAATCTGTTGCCCGCATGACGGACGAAGAGGGCGTGAATCATTGGTTGGAGTTCTCTCGTGAGGATCTTCAGGGCGAATTCTTTTTCGATGTGGAGGCTGGTTCTACTTCTCCGAACAATGAAAGTTTCCGACGCCAACAGGCCAGCACGTTGATGCAGGACTTTGGTGCTTTGATCGGTTCTGGTCTGTTGAATGACCAATATTTTATTTCTCAAGTTTTGAGGTTGAATGGCTTTTCTAACCCGACCAAGTTCCTGGGGCCGGGGATTCCACCCCCGCCCCCTCCAGCACCACCGGCTCCGCCAGCGAGTGAGCAGGCTGGGGCTCAGACGCCACCTTCAGATATGGTGGTACCTCCGCTTCCGCCGGAAGCCCAAGGTGGTGCTCCAGTACCGCCGGGGGCACCCGGCATGGATGCGGGTGGCGGGATGCCACCCCTCGACCAGATCCCACCGGAGTTGCTCATGCAGTTGATGATGATGCTCCAAGGGGGTTCTCAGGAGACTCCTGGCATGGCAGGTCAGATGCCTGCCGCCCCCATGATGTAACCTTGTTCTAGCGGCGTGGGGGAGTTTGGTCGTCCCCGGCTGGTTCATATCCAGTAGATCGCAGGTTCGAATCCTGTCGCCGCCACCATGTATCACTTCCAGCACATAGGAGATTATTATGAAGTCACCAGTTTCTAGCTATC